GAAGTAGAAAAACCTAAAGTTCCAGAAACTGGATTGAAGGTTTAAAAAATGGAACTTACTCAAAATGCAGCAGAATATTTTGATAAGTTTAGCTCACAAAAGTCATCTACACTAGACAGGGCAGAGAATTGTGCAAAGGTCACAATTCCTTCTTTGTTTATGGAAGATGGCTCATCTTCTCAGGACGATTTAAAAGTAGGATATGCCCAAGGATTTGGAGCAACACTTGTTAAGCATTTGGTTGGGAAATTTGCAATGAGTATTTTACCAGCTAATCAAAGCTTCTATAGGCTGAGTGCTGGTAACAAAGCGATGGAAGAACTAACGCAAGGTGATGCCAAAGCTAGACAGGCTGTTGAACACATATTGGTACAAGTAGAAGATGGTATTATGAGATATATCAACAATACTAACTTTAGAACAAGTTTATATCCAGCATTGAGATTGGCTTGCGTTACAGGAGAAAGTATTGTTGAGAAACTAGATGGACAAAATAGATATAAAGTACACAACCTAAGAAGCTATGTTGTCAAAAGAGATTTTGCTGGTAATGTACTACACTTACTATTCAAGGAGAAGCTTGTTTTTGACACAGTACCCGAAGAGGTGCAAGGTTTTCTTGACGATAAAGAAGAAGATGAAACTGTAGATTTATATACTCACATCTATATGAATGAGGGTAAGTATAATTTTTATCAAGAAGTCGAAGGTAACAAATTTAAAGAAGGAACTCTGAAGGAGCTTACTGACAGATTTATATTTGTAAGATGGAATGTTATAGATGGAGAAGATTATGCTAGAGGTATGGTTGAAGATTATTATGAATCTTTTGTAAACCTTGAAAAGCAAATGAAAGTACTGGTTGAGAATGCTGTTGTAGCAGGAAAAACAGTATTTACTGTTAATCCTAATGGTATGACAAGACTTAAAGATTATGTTGGTGCTAGACACGGTGATGTAATTATTGGTAACGAAACAGATATTGGTACTGTAAAGATAAATAAACACGTTGACTTACAGCTCACATATAATCTAGTACAAGACATAAAGAAAGAACTGAGTACATCGTTTTTATTATCTGGTTCAAGCATTAGAGATGCAGAGAGGGTTACTGCACAAGAGGTACAGTTAATTGCAACAGAGAATGAATCTGCGTTTGGTGGCATATATACTTCTATAGCAAGTGATATCCAGATGCCTTTAGTTAGGAACGCAATAAAAGAACTAAAAATAGAAGGTATGGATGGTATAGATATTATCATTACCTCTGGTATTGAAGCGTTAGGTAGAAATGTTGAGCAAATGAAAACAGCTAGACTAGTGCAAGACTTGTCAATGTTGGCTCAATTAGTAGGTCAAGAAAGCATAGTAAGTACGATAAACGTAGAGGCTATGGTTAACAGTATGGTTATAAATAGTGGTGTTGGTAACAAAGGGTTTACTTATAGTATTGCTGAGCAAGAAGCCAATGCTAAGGCTAAAGCACAAGAATCTATGGCTCAACAAGCTATGAATCCAGCATTAGCTCAAGCTGGACAAAACTATGCAAATCAAATGGTACCGCCACAAGCACAAGAGGGAACAATGTAATGGCAATACAAATAGTAAATGTAAGAGGGATTATTAGAAATAGTGTTAATCTTGAGATTAACAGTGATGTTGAGGATTTCATTGATGCACCAGATATTGAATCTTTGGTTGAAAATATGAAGTTATCTAGAGAAGAGATGAAAAAGATACTTGATGACAACAATATCGAGTATAAGCCAAACATTAAAGGCGATGCTTTAGAAAAGCTGGTTAAAGAGTTTATTTAGGGCGAAATGTGCATACAGTTTTGTCCTTTTCTGTATGCACTGCAAACAATAAAGGAAAAAATAATTGCATTTAAAAGGAAAACAAAATGGATTACGAAATAGAAGAAACACAAGACCCAGAAGCACAGAAGATTCTTGATGGTATTGCAAATGGTGATAACTACGAAGAAGCAGATGATGACATAAAACTTCCATCTGACGAATTAGGATACGAAGTATCCGATGATGAGGAAGATGGAAAATTATATGCTGGTAAATATAAGTCTATAGATGAATTAAAAAATGGTATTAAAAATTTAAAAAGTACTTTGCCTGAATATGTTATTGATGGTATGAGTGATGAAGCACTTGAGAAACATTATAGTGAATTAAATAGTCAGTTCTCAAAAGGAAGAAAGCACATAATCAGTGACAGCCAAGAAGATAATCCAAATATATCAGACGAAAAGCCTTCTGTAGCAAAAAATATCCCACAAGATGTTTGGACAGAATTGAAAGAGTCTGTAGATACTAAAGGTGGACTAACTGATAGCCAATATGAGAAGCTAGAGAAGTATGGAATTCCTTCTGAAATAGTTGATGAGTATTTAGATGGATTGGTTGCAAAACAGGCTGCTTTAGCAGGAGAGATACATAATTTAGTAGGTGGATTCGAGAAATTTACTGAGATAAAAGAGTGGGCAGATAGAACTTTAGACAATGAGTACTTGCTATCTATTCAGAATATGACAAGAGTACAAATGAAGAATGCAGTACTTGGTATAAAAGCACAATATGAACTTGCAAACAATAAGATGACCAGACTTGTTGGATCTTCTAGTAGCACAGGAAATAGGTCTTCGTACTTGAGACAAGAGGATTATCTTAGAGATGTTAGTGACAAAAGATATGCTTATGATGATGCATTCAGAAGAAAAGTAGATTCAAAATTGAAAGCATCAACATTTAAGTAAGTTGTATAATGTTTCGAAATACTATTTTTATTGTAAAAATTCACTCAGATTTATTTTAGTAACTGTAAAGTTGCCCAAACCAATACTCCAAAGGTATATGAGTTCTGGATACCTACTGAATCTGATAATAAAATAGTCAAACAAAAACAAAAAAACAAATGGAGAAATAAGATGGCAGATATCACAACAAACGAAAACCTTGCTCTTAAAATCTATGCTGAAACTTTGGCTAGTTTTAAAAGAAAAAACGTATTTATGGAGCTTATTACTAAGCAAACAATTAAAGCTGGTAAGTCAGCACAATTCATCGTTGACACTAGAGGCGTAGAAGCTGATGTTCAAAGTATAGTAGCTGGTGTAGCTGGAACTGTTGGTGCAAATGCACTTAATACTGGTGTTGTTAGAACACACGGTGCTGGTGTAGATTCAAGAACTCTTGCTTCTGATATCTTAATTGGTGAAAGAACAATTACAATTGAAAGACCAAAAGTAATTAGAAAAAACATTGATGACTTTAATGCTCAAATCGTACCTTATAATACTAGAGCTATTGCTACTGGTCAAATGGGTTCAAGTATGGCATCTTATGTTGATAAGAGAGTTATCTATGAATTAGATAAAGCTATGGTTGCTACTGAGTTACTTGATAGTAACAATGGTGTTCTTCAAGTTCAAGATGTTGCTAGTAATGTTTACAATAGTGCTATTGGAACTGCTGCAACAAGAGAAGCAAAAGGTGATGCAATCGTAGAAGCATTATTTAGTGCATTGGAAGAGTTTGAAGGTAAGGACCAAGTTGGTGCAGAAAGAGTATTTGTTACAACTAACGAAAACTACTACAACATTCTTTTATCACAAAAAGCTGTAAATAGAGATTTCAATGGTGGAGACAATGGTTCAATTGCTGATGGAAATGTATTTAAAATTGGTGATTTATCAATTCTTAAATCTAATAATTTTTATCCTGCATTATTAACTAACACACTTGGTATGACTGGTGGTGGACAAACATTCGTAGGATTTGTGCTTACTAAAGATGTAATTGGTATGCTTGAATTGTATGGTTTAAAAACTAAACAATGGACTGACGATGATTATGATCAATATATTATGAAAGCTCAATTAGCTTCAGGATATGGTGTTCTTAATCCAGCTTCACTCGTAGCAATTACTACAGGGACAGTAAACTAAATAGTTTATATAGTATCCTCCTTCTGGAGGATATTGTTATGAATTACTAAAACAGAAAAGGAATTGGCTAATGAACAAACGAGATGCTATAAATGAAGTATTACTAACATTAAACGAATTACCACTTGAAGTGTCTGATTTGGTTGCCGATATTCCTATTGCTGTATTGGTTGATAGAGAGATAGAAGTAGCTAAAAAGAAGATACTTGCTTATGGATGGAACTTTAATACGCTATTGCTATCATTTTACCCAAATAACCAAGATAATATTGTTGTTCCTACTACTTATTTATCTGTTAAGCCAACTGAAGACAATCCAAATATTATAATTAGAGATTGGAAGGTTTTTAATAAGGTTGAAAATAGTTTTATATATACAGAAGCAGTTGAATTGAATGTTGTCGATGATGTATTATTTGATGACATACCTTTTCCTGTAGCTAACTATATAGTTCAACACGCAGGATTGAAAGCATACATAGATATCATTGCTGACAACAATGGTGTGTCACTCAGAAGACAGGAGATGCTAGAAGCGAGAATGGAAGCATTCAGGTATGATACTCAAGTATCTGATACAAATATTCTTTCACAAGAATATGCTACGAACTTGATGAATATGACGAGCTTATAATGTTAATTAATCATAACATAAATAGTTTAAATGGTGGAGTTACGAGACAACCACAAGAATCAAGATTTGACAACCAAGTTCAAGAGGTGGTTAATTTTGTTCCTGATATTTCTGGCTTTATTTCAAGAAGAAATCCATTGCTACTAGTAAAGACTGTTGGTAGTGATGTTTTTAATACTAGAACTGCTATGCATTCATACGACAGGGGAGATGGATTAGAAAAGTATGGAATAGTGATTAATGATGGTGGATTAAGTGTACTAGATACAAATGGAGTTGCTAAAACTGTCAATATTGTTGGCTCTAATGTTATAGAAACTTGGAAAGCAGCATTGGGACAGTCGAGTCCAGACTGGAAGAAGATAATTAGTCTTCTTACTGTTGGAGATACCACTTGGGTGCTAAACAAAGATATTACTGTAGGTATGACTTCAGAGGTAACTACTTCATATTCAAATAATAAAGCATTCTATTGGGCAAAAAGAAGTTTTGACAATGGACAAGGAGCTGGATATACTTACAAGATAGTTCTTAATGGGCATAGTGTTGTTGAGAGGTATCCCTTAGGAACGAGCCCCGAAACATACGGATATAGAGATATTAATACAACATCAACAACAGAAGCTAC